TTACATTTAATTGGTAATATTTGAGAGCAGTATTTATGAATCTCTATTTACTATATGGGACTCTCTTAAATACTGCTCTCTTTTTTTTCCAATTTAAATATTTTTGATATATTGATTTAATAAATTTCTAGCAATGCCAAATTTATAAATTGTTTGTTTCTTAGCTTCCTTATCTAAATTATTAGATAATAAGTTTAAATAGTATTGAATTATTTCGGATTTATTGTATTTTTTTCTTGAATCTTGAAAACTTAATTGCATTTCTTCGAAATCACTGTTAATATTAGCTTTGATATGGTCAAATATTTTTATAATCTTATGTTTTAGGTTTTTTTCACCTAATTTAATGGTTTTGTCACTCATAAAATTATAAATTATGCCATTTCCTTTTTTTTCTTCAATGTAATTATTAACAATGTTTTCATCTTTTCCAATAAAAATAATGGCTTTATACTTTTCGCTGTCTGCTCTCTCAATTCGGCCGCAAGCTTGCAGAATGGTCCTAAAACTAGCAACTTCAATATCAATAAACTTGGCATATTTATCTGTTATTAATTGACGACCCAGGGCATTAATTTCTGGCTGGGTGTTAATGATACAAAGATTTGATACCTTATAATTTTTCCCAGTTGATTCTGGGCTATTCAAATATGTTATATAAGAATAGTCTTTAATACATTCATAATTATCGGCCTCACCTAATACTGCAGTAACACCTTTTAAATCAACCAGATAATCATCATTAATCGAAGTTTTAACCTTTACGCCAGAATATTTTTTATCTTTGTAAAGATATTTTTTGGATTTTATTAACTTCTCAACATTTCTTTTCTCTGCGGCGAAGCTAAGACAATTGATATCATCTTTATAATTAAGTAAGCATTCAGTTGCCAAGTTGATAACTAAGTTGTCAACTGATATATCCCTATTTATAAAGAACATATCAATATTTTCAATTGTATTTACTTTTTTTGATTTACCATTTTCTACAAAATAACCTAATTGATTAAGATTGTAAGGAGTTGCCGTAATATAATATACTGTATTGCATTTATTAATGATAGGCTTTCTTTTGACTGTTAAAAATCTCTTATAAAGTAATTTTGCCTCATTCATCAACTTTTTGATCATTTTATCATATTGATTGATAGTCATATTTTTTTGACACCATGATATAAATTCTTCTCTAGTATCAAAATCAATAATTGGCTCCTCAGTGAGTGGATCTAAAAGTCTAATTATTTGCTCAACTTTAGTTGCGCCGATTGAATTTTGAATTAACCTTAAAATATCATTAGTTTCCAAATGGTAATGATTGATATTATTTGGGCTTAGATATTCGCCTTTAAATACCCGGAGCAATTTGAATTTATTATCGAAAGCATCAATTGTCATTCCAACACGCCGGCCAGTATCTTCAAAGGTATGTTTTTCAAAATAAAACTCATTAATTAATTGGTCTAGGTCCAAATTATTGTTTGTTTGGTCCAAAACATAAGTAGGCGTATCAAAATCCCCCTCTTTTGTAAATCTTATATTGGTGTTTTCAACTGGTAGTTCATACCGGTATTCGTCCATTGCCTTAATAAATTGATCTTTGCTCCGACTGGCAAAGCAATTTTTAGCAGGCCTTAAAATATTATCAGTACTTGACTTAACGGTTTTTAAATAGTCATTCAATTGTATTGAAGTTTCTGCCATTTTTTCAAACTCGTCGGCCTCGTCAATGATAAATATATCATCAGGACCAATGACCTCCATAAGTTTGAGAATATTTTTGAAGTAGTAACTAGAATGACCATTTGGGTAAAAATAGGAATGATTTGTTATAATAACCCTGGCCATTGATAAATTTTCTTTTGCAATTTGATTATAACTTACCATTTTATTAATCCCTAACTTTTTTAAAAGTTGTTTCCCTACACTTTTTTTAATTCCATCATCTAAAAATTGTTGTAAATTTTCTGTAATTGATATATTTTTCTTTAAAATATCAAAAATTTCATTTAAAAGATCCTCAACATTTTCATTTTTAGTTGTGGAAATTATTATTTTTCTGCTGGTATAAAATAAATTATACAAAGCAAAATAAGCGGCATTGTAAGTTTTTCCTTCGCCAGTTCCATATCTCATAGCTTTTTTAGTTCCAGCAGGAGCGGGAATTTCTCCAATGAAAAAACTTTCATTGTTTTCAAGTCTGATATTATTTTTTACCTCCTCAAACCAATTGACTTGATTTTTTTCCCTTTTTGTCATATAATACCTCCTAGATATTGAAAAATTTAGCCAAGTCATAAATTTATGACAAGGGCTATTTTTTTATTATATGATAGTTTTAATATAAATTATTCAACAAAGTTGTCCACATATCCACAGAATTTTATCCACAGACTTATCCACAGTATTAAAAGTTATCCACAGATTAAGTATTTATTTTGTGATTTTATCCACAGATTTATCAATAACTTTATCAACAATTATTTTCCCATCAACTATTTTTGCATCAACAAAATCTCCAATTTCCAACATTTCTTTTACTTCTTTATTAATTAACATATAAGCCGATCCATTTAATATCCTTAGTTTTATTTTCATATCATTTTCCCCCTAAATTTAAAATAAAATATATACTTGACTATATAGTCATTATACTATACAATATATATATAAGCAATATAAATTTAAATAAAATTTTTGGGGAGGCCAATATGAATAATTTAAAGGAAATTGAAATCAAAGTTGACATTATCAAAGAAATTTATACAAAGGATGATTTTACTGTTTATGTAGCTGACAGCAAGGAACACGGCAACTTTTTAGGAGAATTAACAGTCAATTGCAATGGTTTTATGTTAAGGCCAGGCATCACGACTCTCGTCGGAGTCAAAACCTTATACCGTGGTAGTCCATCATTTAAGGCATCATATGAAATATTTGATACAACTTCATATAACGCAAAATTTAATTTACTTTGCTCAATAAAAGGAATAAAAGACGGAACAGCTAAAAAAGTATTGGACGGAATACCAAATCATGATTTATCAATATTCTATTCTAAAGAATGTCCAAAAATAAAGGGAGTTGGACCGGCCACAATAGAAAAAATATTCGAGGGCCTGAACTTCTTAAAATCAAATGAAACTTTAAGAAAAGTCATTGCCTTGGCTGGTCAAAGTATAACCAATAAGAAAATACATAAATTGGTAGGGTTTTTAAATGAAAAAAATATATCAGTGGATCAATTTAAGGCTGATCCGTACGAGATTTTGATAAATGACTTAGAAATGAATTTCAAAAAAGTTGATTATTTAGCACAAGAAAAGTTTAAATGTCCTAAGAACTTAAGAAGCAGGATTTTATATTTAACTGAGCAAATAACAAATAAAATTACTGGTTTTGGCTCAACATATGTTGAAATAGACACCTTTGTTGATGAAATCAGTAATTACAATCTTGGTATTGAAAATGTAAATGATTTTATTAATTGTGATGACGCAAAAGTTGTAAATGAAAATGGAAAAATTCAAACTAAGGCCATGAATGAAGCAGAAAAAATGATTCCAACTAATTTGAAACTTATTTCTAATTTAGATCAAATGTCAGAATATGAAAAATCTAATATAGAGGTCCTAATTAGACAATATGAACATGAGAATAAAATTAGATTACATGTAGTCCAAAAAGAGGCCGTTATTAGTGGGGTTACTGGCAATGTATCAATGATTTGCGGTGGCGCCGGAACTGGTAAAACAACAATAATAAAATGTATAATCTTTATTTTGGAAAAATTAAATTATAGAATGACTTGTATTGCCCCAACTGGCAAAGCCGCGCGCCGCATGTCAGAAGCAACGAATCACGATGCAGTCACATGTCATAGATTTTATTATAGTGAAGAATCCGGCCAGAATGACAACATTTCAAGCCGTCCCTATTGTATGATCATTGATGAATTTAGTATGGTTGATACAGTTTTATTCCATAAAGTATTAAAAGCCATGGTTAACAGTCTAACAAATTATGTTAAATTGATCTTAGTCGGCGACCCTGGCCAATTGCCAAGCGTTGGCGCCGGTTCTGTTCAAGCTGATTTAATAACATCAGGCAAAATCAATGTAATAACCTTGACTAACACATTTCGTCAAGCCGGTGATAGCAATATTTTAAACGTGGCAAATTTAGTCCGGGAAAATAAATCATTCGATATGATCAAATCAAAAGACTTTTTTAGTACAATCCAAAACAACCCAACTGATTATATTTTAAAGTGTTGGGCCGCTAAAACTAAAGATATTGACCTTACAAATAAAGGAAGCTTAGATACTTTTTATAATGAATTTCAAATTTGTACATCAAGCCGCAGGAGATGTAACGAAATTAATTTAATTATTTCAGAAAAAAACGAAAATACTTCAATTTTTATAGGCACAAAACCGACCGGATTTCATTTAAACGATAAAATAATGAATACTAAAAATGACTATATGAATGATGTTTATAACGGCGAATTTGGCCGCATTGATTCTATTAAATATACTGATTACTTAGACATGATACAAGTAGTTAAAACTAATGAACAACTAGAAAAGTTTTATAATAGCACTGAAAAAAAGAAAGATATTCAAATAGTTGTCTATTATTTTGGCCTCGATAAACATGTAAGTTATGATTTAAATTGGGATGAATTAGAAAATTTAAAACTGGCTTATTGTTGCACTATTCACAAATTACAAGGCAGTGAGTTTGAAACCGTGGTTTGTGATTTATCAGAATTTAATATGATAACCGATTCAAGATTGTTATATACAGCAATAACTAGGGCCAAAAAATTATTCGCTTTAATCTCAAATAGTAAAGATACTATCAATAAGATAGTAAGGAACAAACTTTCTAGCAAAAGGAAAACATTACTAGTTGAAAAGATGGAAATAAATTAAAAAAAGATTTGACTAATCATAATATGATTGATATAATTATATTATGATTAGTCTTTAGGAGGATGAAATTATGAAAAATAAGGAAAAGGAATTATTAGAAAAATTAATACTATTTTTTGTAAATTATGGCCATGGCCGCTGCCCTTCATTGTTAGGCTTAGAAGATCAGGACTGCTCAATGGATTGTGAAAAGTGTAGAAGTCAAGCAATTAAAAAATATTTAGAATTGGAAGGAGATGTAAAATCATGAAAATTGCCAAATATAAGGTAAATTACAAAATTACAAATTCGATTTATGGTTCAATACATCAAAATTGCATAGTAGTGGCCAACTTAGAAAGTGATGAAGATCCTGAGTATTTAATGGAGTCTCATGTTGCAATAATATTAAAAGAAACACTTAATTTTAAAGATTGTTGTAAATTAGAAATTTTAAAATGTGTTTGGATGGTGGAAATATGAAGTATAAAAGTTATAGCGCCGCAGAAATCAAGTCCAGAGTTAAAATCCTGGACTTACTAAACCTTTACATGGTTAATACTCAAAAAACCCGCATTGATGTAGGTTATATATTTAAATATTGTCCATTCTGCCAACACTTGAATCACTTCCAGGTAAACACTAAGTTAAATTTATACACTTCACATTCAAAGTGTTGCCAGGGTGGCAGTGTCATTGATTTTATAATGGAAATGAATCATATGAATTTTAATGAAGCATGTAAACACCTAGGCGAACGATTCAACCTCACTCAAACCGAACAAAGTTTTGCTTGTAAACGTGAAAACCAAATTTTGGCAATATTAGAATGGCAAGAAAATAAAAGAATTGCCCAGGAAATTAATGATTTTATTGGCTGGGCCTGTAAAAAGAATAATGAGAAATTAAACTTAAAAATAGAAAGTCTTTTAGATGATGATAAAAGACTGATTAGTTATATTTATGATTTAAAGGCGGTGGGTTATTATGAAGTATGATAATTTTTTACAAACAGATACCTATAAATATATAAAATGTGCTTGTGGTGGCCTTAAAATGAAATGCTTATACAACTATAAAGAGGCTATAATTGATTTTTATTGTACTGAGTGTGACGAAAAGGCTCATACAAGACATGTTTTATATAACCCGGTGGAAAATATACAGAATGATATTATTGATCTTTTAAAGATGGTCTATATTGAAGATAGAAAGGGTATGGCCAAATGGGTAAAAGAAAATTTAAAAGTTACTAAAGTCACGCTATGCCAAGATATGGAATTACTAATGTCATCATGGGAAATTTTATATAAAAGGGCGGAGGATTCATATGGATAAACCATTTATCTTTTTGAATGACTTTGAAAGAAAATTGCTAGAAGATTATCCCAAGAATGGACTAGATATTATCAATAGAATTAAAGATATTGTAAAATTATATAATGCAGACTACGAATATTTACTTTTAGAGATGAATAATGTAATATATGATAAGAATTGATATCGAAAATTCTAAAATCAAAAGGGAAGAGCTTAGTTATTTTTTAACTAAACTCCCCCTTTCCCCTGTATAGCCTAGTAATTTAAAAAAGGATATTAGTAAGATCAAATCTATCCAATTGACTACACATCTATTATTAATTCTTTGCCAGATTAAAAAGCCGATTATTATTAAAATTATAATATTTAAAATAAATTTAATTGGATGAAGCAAAATATTAAAAATTCCTATGAAGGAATAACCAAATGTTTTAATTATTCCTCCAATTATCCATCCAATATCATCATTTGGACCATTTTTTTGCATTGAATCACCTTCTATTAAAATTCTTTATAGTTAGTCGTTTTCTTAGCTTCCTTAGGATGTTTACAATTATTGTAATAAAAATTATGATACAAATATAACCAAATATAATTTTTATTAACGTTTCATCACCCATCATCATTATTCAACTCCTTTAATTCTTTCATTAATTGGCTGGTATCTTTATCAAATACTCTGAAAATATTAATAATAGTATTGGCCCCAATTTCATTACAACATTTTGCTAATTCCGATAATTTAGGAATTATAATTATTCCAGCCTTATATAACTCTAAGAATGAGTAAATATCCATTCCTATAATTGCATTAAATTCATTAAATATTCTCATTTGTTCATTCATATTTTGAATCATAGTTTTAAGATGTTTTTCAAATAATCCACAATTTCCAATAATTTCATTATTCATACTATTTTTTCCAACCTTTCTAAAATATAAAAACTATTTACAGGCTCAAAATTCAATAATGGTGTTAAAAATAGGCTATCAATAGTTACATTATCCAAAACAAACACATATTCACTATCATCCTTTTTCAAGTGGTTTATAAATGCGTTTTTAATTTGTTTTTCGAAATTACAATTTACATAATTATGTAAACTATTTAAACTATCTAATTTACAATCATTTTTTAACTTAATAACTAATTCCATCATTTTTTTATTCGCCTCCAAACATGAACTTTTACTTTATAAGGGTAAAAATATCTTAGGCCGGCCGGAGTTGTCATATCTAATAAATGGTGGCCTAGAATACCTATTCCCATCCCTAAAACAAATGGGACCTTATAAAATATTGCAAAGGGAATTAAGGTCAAAATCGAATGAAATAACGCGCCACGATGGCAAGTAATATTATTTTCTGGTAAAACTTTTTGAATAAATTCAATTACATTTGGGATTATTGGCAATTTTGACTTGATATATGAATACTCAGCATCAAGATCCGGCCAGAATGAACCAATAACAACTCCACCAACTGTAATGGCTTCAACAAAATATGAATCTTTTAAGTAATAAATTGTTAACCCCGATGCTATAGCCGCTCCCACACTATGGCCTTTTTTGTTCATAAGTCCGACACCTCCTTATATTTTTTGTAGAATCCAAGATCATATATATGATTCTTTTAAATTCTTCTGCCCTTATAATGACATGATCATTTTGGCCTTTACCTTTAATATAATGTCTTTCCAATGTCTGTAATAATTCATTGTCAATTTGATAAGTTAATTTACATACTAAGGGCCAATCAATTTTAACTTTCATCTTCATCAACTCCAAAAATTTTAAATATTTCTTTCCGGTCCTTGTTATCAATTCTTTTTCCAATTTCAATATCGTCAATAGGATTTATTCCGTGAAGTTCCCTAAAATTGTTAAGCATATCTTCATTTAAAATAAATATTTTATCCTTTTTGCTCCATTTAGATAGACTCAAATAATATTGAGTACATTCACTGCCACAAAGATAATGATTTGTTGGATATGAATCTTTTTGATTAGATAATATTTTGTCACACATTATACATCTTTTAAGTTCTGGAATAGGTATATTGTTGTTTAACATTTCTTTAGCTATTGATAATCCTTTTGTTTCATTTTCTTCACCATTTAAAACTAATCTAATTTCATTAATATATTGATCAATAATGTTACAAAAATTATTTGAACATTTATCATCAATAAATACTAATAAAATTGATTTATTTCTAAAATCTTCGACCTCTTTTTGTAAGTCTCTTAAAAGTTCAAAAATCTTGTTATTATTCGTCATTTCGCTTGGTAACTTCATTTTCCTCCACCCTTTCAATTATTATTCTTTTTTGCTCTATGATCATTTTAAATTTCTTAAAAATTCCTAATTGCTTTAAAATCCAGGAATCAATTACTATACATTTACTATTTCCATGCTTTTGCAGGTTCTTTATAATTTCCATATTATGTAAACTCCTTCCTATCTTGACATGTACTTACAATGTTAGTATAATATAATTACTAAAAAAAAGCAAGGAGGTAAAAAGAATATGAAGATTTTAGTAACAAAATTTGAAGTAATTGCAAGTATTGTGTTAGCTGGTATACTTCAATATTTTAAAATCAATCCATTGTTTGGCTTTCTTTTTATTTTGGTTTCCCATGGTTTTAAACTGGCCATGGTAAAGCAAAAAAAAAGAAATAAATTATTTTCATTTATGAGACTAACAAAGAGTTATGTCAAAAAACTTGATTTTAGGGGAGTTATAGCTATTATGATAATTGGTATTGTTCTGGCTGGATTAGTTATTCACTACTTCAATTTTTCCCTTAAAATATTATTTTTGCCTTTGGTAATAAGTTATCCATTGGACTTAATAAGATTTGTTTTATGGTCCTTATATATAACAGATAAAATAATTGAGCGGCTTAATGAAGAATATGACAATAAAGTAAGGCTTGTTGAAAATGTAAATGGTACATTGGAGGTCAGGTCCAATGTACCACTAGACGAAAAGCACAAAATACTATTTTCTATTATAACAAATGCAACTGTTACCAGTATAACAAATGATATTGTAAATAGAAATAAGTTTTATATCAAATATAAAAAAGGTCTTGACGATAGATATTCAAAAATGGAACCTGGTAGCCGTGAACGATTAGAACAAATTTTAAAAGATATGAAAGGAATACCATATTATATAAGTTCAATTACTGACAAATATCAAGATATATATATTTATCAATCCAAAATTAAACTTAAATTTTTAAACCGGGAATTAGCCGAAATAACTCATAAATTAGGATTAAAATCTGGAAAATTAGAAATCACAACAAACGAAGGAAATTATGAGTTTAAAATCAAAAAGTTGGACAATAAAGTGTATTATTTAGATGAAGTTATTGAGACAGTTAAACCGCCTAAAGATATGATTTTGCCGTTTATCGTAGGAATAGATCCTACCAATGGAAAAGTAATATTTTCTGATATGACTAAATTAACGCATGCGGTAATTGGTGGTATGACTAATACTGGAAAAAGTTGCACGGCCATAAGTTGTATTGATGGAATGATTTATTATAGTTACGATAAATTAGTTGTATTCATAACCGATTTTAAAAGGTCCGCTATGAATAGATATCGAGGCATCAAAAATATTTATATGGTAGAGGATAGCGAATCGGCCCAAATGGAATTTTATATTAATCTTATTGGCGAATTTAAGAGAAGAAATAAACTATTTGAAGATGTTACTTTTGATACTGGCATCGAATGCAGGGACATAATCCAATATAATAAAATGTTCCCGGATAATCCATTACCATTTTTTTTAATTGTAAGTGATGAAATTAATACTCCTGTCCAAATGAATTATAAAAGAGAATACACAATTGACTTTGGGAATGAAACTCAGGAAATGAATTATAAGGATATAAGGACTTATTTATTTACAAAATCACGATCGGCAGGATTTCATCTCATAGACATTATACAAAAAGCCACCGATGACCAATATTATAAGACTTGGAGAGTTTCAGCAGATGGCCGATTAATACATAAATTTGCTGAATCATCGGAAATAAAATACATGTTAGAAAGTCCAGATTATTACAATTATGCAATGAATCAAGAGCAGGGATATTTTTGCTTCAAGAATGAAAAAGGCGAAGTTTATAAATTAAAGGGGGTGTTTATAGATGATAATCATAACAGAGTTTTTGAAGCAATTAAAGCAGTTGGCTATTCAAAACCAACCAGAATCAAAGCCAATCTTGATAAACCCGCTTTACCCGATAAAGCCTCCTTACAATAGTCATTTTAGTGAAATACATTTAAAGAATTTTTTAGAAGGTAAAACAACTATTATATATTATCAAGGTGGCGGCGGCGGAAAAGGTGATGTTATTTTCCCAGAAAATGAGCCAAATTTTAATGAAAATAACCGCCAAAACTTTAAAAAGCTTAGTAAACAATGTCAATTTGAAATGTTATATATTTACATGAAAGATAAAGCAATAGATAATATTTATACAAAAGAAGGTAATAGATTAATTGCAAATTACTTTAATTGTGGAAAGGACTTAATATCAGAAAGATTTAATGATTTATTAAATCTTGGTTGGATAAGTGAAATAATAGAAATGAATCGAAAATATAAATTGATAAGGGAGGATAATTAGATGACTATTGAAAAAATGAAAGAAAATATTAAAAAAATAAAGATGGATTATAATCTTATAAGTGTAAAAAGGACTATGAGCCATTTAAAAAATGAAATTAAATATGATAATTCAACTAAACTTTGGGGTTATATTTTTGGCTTAATTGGTTTTATGGGCTTTACAGCTTCCACAATTATGACCATTGTTGGCGGACTTAAAACCCATAAAACAACCCTTGGATTAACAGGCTTTATAATTGGTATTATTTTTTGTCAACTGTCAGTGTATAGCATATGCATCAAGGAATCAACTATAAAAAATAAATTTTCTAGGTATTATTTAATTGCTAAAATATTTCAAATGGGCCTTTTTGCAATATCCATAAATTATAATTATAAATTCTTTGAAGAAAAAAGTTTATGGAATTTAGCATTATCCATACTTTTAGAAGGTTCAATATTGTTAACCACAGCAATGGGCGGTGACTTTAGATTATTAAATTATCAAGAAAATAAGATAAAAAGAATTGAAAGTGTTGGCCTATTTTCAATAATTCGCATGATGATGTTTAATAAATTGCATAAGTTAAGAATGGATACTTTTAACAAATATAATAATAACTTGAATGACTTAACTTTTGACTTAAGTGACAATCAAGAGACATTTAAAAAATGTCAAGAGACATTTAAAATCGTAACTAAGACATCTAATGAGAATGAAGCTATTACAGAGTTAGGACAAGTTAAGACAGAGTTAGAAAATGAGTTAAGTCAAGAGTTAGGAAAAGTTAAGTCAGAGTTAAGTCAAGAAAATAAAAAGTTAAGTCAAGAGTTAGGAAAAGTTAAGAATGTAATTTTACTAAAAGAAAAGGACTTAACTATTTTAAAAAATGAAATTGCAACTTACTTAAATGAAAATTTCAAAGATGGGGACACAATACCAAGTGGGAAAATTAGACAAATATTTGACTTGACAGAGGGGCAGTGGAAAAAAATTAAAAATGAGTTAAATTGTTTTCAAAGTTCCGGGACCAGTTTAAAATATATTAAAGAAAGTTCATTTTAATAAAAATAATGCTATTAAAATAATATTCAAAAAATTTTAATAGCATTATTTTTTTGGACACCTTTGGACACTTTAAAATTTTTTATACTGATTAGCAATTAGATCATTTTCCTCCGGTTTTTCATAAGTCACTTTTAAACTTTTACCACAGATTATTATAGTATACCCGCCAGTATCATCAATATAACGATATCTTAAAGTCTTGGTTTGTCCATCATTGGACAAAATAGATTCTATAAAATCATCTTCAATAGATATTTCGCCTTTTTCCGCACTGGCATATAATAAAGCCTTGTTGCCTTTAATTTCAATTACCGCTCCATATTGATTTTTATATTTTCCATCAAAATTATATGTTTTAATTGTTTTTATTTTCATAGTCTTTACTGGCCGGCTTTCTTTTATTTTTTTTCCATTATTTAGAGTTGAAAAAACCAATGATATTGTAATCATAATTAATATAATCATGATTACTTTAATTAAAAATCTTTTTAAAATAGTATTATTATTCATATAAACCTCCTATCCTCTTACTTTAACAATTAAATTACATGAATCGGCATAACCGCCAGATACTTCATTATAACTAGCATGAGCCACACTAAAACGAACATAAACATATATTAAATCATTTTCAACTACTTCGGCAATAGTATGGCTATGCATTGTTTGCCAAACTTGATCCCCAGCTTGCGGACATGGTCTAATACTATATGTTAATTGAGTGCTATTCTTTTTTATATGTATACTGCAATAACTACCAGCGTCCATTTGTGTCCATAAATCAGTCACAACAAAAACAGAATTTACACCTTTACCAATTTTAACAGCTTTGTTAGTACTATCATAACTTAACCGACTACCTATTAATAATTTTTGGTTATTAAACTCAACTTTGGCCTGATTAGTATCGGTTACTGTTTGTGTTGAATTTCTATTTAGTATAATTGAATCATTAAAAGGATTACCTATTATTTGAGTGATAATAAATTGATTACCAATTTTTAATAATACAACATTACTTCCCACGCTTAATCCTAATAATCCATTTGTTGCTTTACAATTAATAGCTGAATCGTCTGGATATATTTTTACTTGTAAAGGATCTAAATCATAGACAATACCAGTAAAAAATTGTCTATCTGGATTTTTATTTAATATTAAACTAAGATAATTAGTATTCATGTCAATATGTACTCCTTATCCTTTTAATTTTGCTATTTACAAGGCCGCCAACTTTTAAATTAAAACTAAATAATTCTATTTTATAAATACTATCTATATTTAATTTACTATTAACAAATCTGTAACTATCACCTTGCCAGGGTAAACCGTCATTTTCTCTAGCTGATATATAAGCATGATTATAATTTACAGCTTCCTCTATTTCTAACATTTTCAATAATTCGCGTCGCGCTCTTAAATCGACATAATCTTGGCTAACGGCTTCACTTTGAAATATTTTAGTTATGTATCTTCCTAAAGTCGCATAACTAAAAGGATGATCTTCTAAACCTTCATTTTCAAAAGTCCAAACTTTATATAATGGAGCAGTATCCTGTTCTAATTGATTATTTATAATAACTACTCGATTATAAATTCCAGTATAATCAAGGACTAAATCAACATTTGGCGTATAAATTGATAGGTTATTATCAATAAACTCATAAGTAGTATTTTTTTCAGCCGACCAGGGAATAGACCTAAAAACACCGTAACCATCACACCAAAGCGGGTAATAATTTATCATATTTAAAAGACTATTTATGATAAATAATTTACTTTTTCCTAATTCATAACTTACATCTACTGCCAATACTTCGTCACTAGGTGTAATGTCTGCTTCTGTCCATAAAGTCGTATAACTATATATTATAGTTTCAATTGCTGTTACGATATTTGTTCCGGCTTCAATTGTATAGGATGTAATCATTTTATCTTGGTCCATAGCTAATAACAAATCATAACCCTGGACATATCTTGATACATATTTTCCATCTAATTTTTTGCTTGGTGATGATAACATATAAGTCCCTAATGGATAACGATAAGTATCATTTAAAACATACCATGGTCTTACTAGATCGGATAAATAATTAATATCTTCATTATTTCTAATTAAAAAACTAGCTGTTCCAATTACATCTCTGGAAAAATCCATTGTAATATTTCCAGAATCTTTTTTTACATAGTCAGTTATCCAACCAGCATTTTCATATCTTTCATTACTCAATGATAATAATTCATACTCAAATTTTTCATATCTATTTCTTGTAAAAATATTTCCTTGGCTTTCTGATATAATTACTGGATAAATAATTCTTATTCTTGGTGTCAAAGCTTCACAAATTACCTCTATAAGAGGACAATTAATTACTATATCTTCTTTTAATGTTATTTCTGGAACTTTAGCCTCACAACTAATATTAATAACCGGAACATGTATTTTAATGTTATATGTTATTTCTGGGACTTTAGCTTCACAATTAATATTAATAGTCGGAATATATGTTCTAATATTATATGTTATTTCTGGTACTTTAGCCTCACAACTTATATTGACAACTGGTATATTTAATTTTTCTTGCAATGTCGGAACTTTAGCCTCACAACTTATATTAATTAAAGGAACATCAATTTTAACGGGATATATTAATGTTGGAATTTTAGCCTCACAATTTATATTAATAGCCGGTATATTTGATTTTTCTTGTAATAATGGCGTTTTAGCCTCACAAGTAATATTAATAACCGGTATATTTGATTTTTCTTGTAATGTTGGGTTTTTTGCCGCGCAACTAATATTAATTGTTGGAACATTAACAGTAACATTATTAGGATCGCCGTAAACATAAAAAATTAAATCACGCGCTGAACTAGCTGACCAACTAGACCCAGTATATGATGCATAATTTCCGCTATGTTCTGGAGTTCCGTCATATCCAAATTTAAAGTTATTACTTTCGCCTCCCTCAGCTTCAAGAACTATAAAATAATAAGTATCAGCGCTTAATAAATAAGGTGTGCCAAAAGTATAAGTTATTAAAGTAGATGAAGCTTGGTTTACAACTACATCACTTGAAGTTGCTAAGACTGATCCGGTTGGGACTCCATTAGTCCCATAAGTTCCACTATGAGCATATAATTTTGCCCGCGTAGTAACATTTCCAGTGTCTGTATAAACATAAAATTTACACGACACTAAATTATATTGTGTGGAGGGCGAAGTAAAACTTTGCCCCCTTGATTCCGTTGCCGCCGCGGTCGAACTCGCAGTATAATTCGATTCGCTATAACTATCAAGTAAAGTAGACATCTTTTATCACACCCCTATGCTACTGTAAATGTTGCTATTCCATCAGCATTAAACGAACAAATAAAATCAACACCGGCAGGACTTTGATCTGACCCAAAATCAATATAAGCAATTAATGGATTAGTTGCGGCACTTCCTGGCGTTGAATCATAAATAATTCCGTACCTTGCCGTCAATGTAACATTTGTAAATGTTACATCATCACCATCAATTTTACAAATATTTGTCGCTCCTGTATAAGTAATACTACTATTGGCAATAGTATTTCCGCCAGTTGTGTAATTAGTCCCGGAGTCACTAACTTCATTTGTTATGTCGTCCATAAATTCATGCGCATCCTGGTCGGGCGTATAGCTAGAAGTACATAAAGCTAATTTAATAGTATCACTATTAAAATCAATTTTCTTATCTAAAAGATTTTTTACAAAATTACCATACAATTTAGCACTAACAGCCATCTAAATCACTCCTTTTCAATTTGTATTATATTACATCTAAAATTATAAATTCTTCCATTTTCCTGCTTAGAAAAATTAGGATTTGTAATTGCACAATCAAACCACCGACCAGAATAGTCACGATAAAATAAATCGTCTAAACTTTGGACCATGGCTTTAACATCATTTAAATCCTCTGATTTAACATCACATAAAAAACTAATTTCTTCGGCTAATTCTTCACTTTGATATTTTACTGGATAATTTCTTCCCTCAAATTGTTGTAGAACGGTTTTTCTTTCAGATTTTTCTGTTAATTCTACATTTTCATTAAAAATTACATATGTAAGGTAATTACTACCAGTATTTAAAAAATACATACCATTACAAGTCAATGTAATATCATCATATGTAGCTCTTGCGACTGTAGGTGTAGCGCTTACAGCCTCGACTATATAATAAGTTGGTATTCCTAAAGCTGGTATATAGTCAGTAACCGAACTATTTAATGTAACATCTTCTAATATTAAATCATAATTTTCTCCATCAATGGACCTATAAATATTATTTGTTATCGCCTCAATTTCTGCTCCTTCTGGACTTGGATTTGTAATTGCTATATTTACCGTTCCAGTTGTTTCATTTTTAGTTAATGTAAATGTTGGCGTTGGCGGTACTGAAAAAGCAGTATCAAATTCAACATTAGTTTCAACACTCCATAAATTAGTATTATCCTTAACTTGTAATGTTACTGTATAAGTCTGATTATTTAATAATAAATAGTCAAAATTAACAGTTTCCGCATCACCGGAACCGGATTTAGTTTCAATTAATACATCATTTGAATCATATAATTTAGCAAGATATTCAATTTGTGTATTACCAACAAAACTCCATGTCATAGTCAATAAACTAGTAGTATAATCACTAACCGCAGTCGGACTTGTAATTGTACCCACAGGCACGGCGGCACAATAAAAAGTTTTTTCTACGCTCCAATCTGAGCCAGTCGAATAAGCTCCCCAGGTTTTTACCTGATATTTATAAGTAGTTGCATTACTAAAGGTATCAGCCGCAAAAGTATGACTTGAAGTTCCACTTGCTTGCTGGTCAATTTGTGGTGTTCCCGGATAACTTCCCCCATCAACTTTATATTGAATACTATATTTAGTTTGTAATGAGCCGTCTAATGGATTATGTTGCCAAGTAAAAATCTTACTAGCAGTTGCATCAAAATAAATATTATCAGGCGACATATTTGTTGGAGCGCTTGGCGCTTGTAATATTGTTAACTCATTACTTTCTGAATAACTACTAGATAGACTATTATATACATCAGTTAAAGCTTTAACACGATATTTTACTATATTTGGAGGAGATGTATCAGTCCATGAAGTAGTCCCGGCACTGACCTCCGCTTCATTTGTCCATGCTTGCCATGTTCCCCCAGTGTATTCACTTGATTGAATATAAAAATGATCTTCATTATGTGAGTTATCAGTCCAATCAACAATAACACTAGCCCCAGAACTATAACAAACCACACCACTTGGCGCGGCTGGAGTTGTTTGAATATAATTAGAATATGCATAATCAGGACTATATCCTAATGTATTATAACCAATGACAGCATAACGATAAAGTCTATCACTACTTACAGTTGTATCTGTATAACTTGTTGCACTTCCAGATATAACAGCCACAGTATACCAGCCATTTGTTACATTGTCCCATCTTCTAACTGTTATTGAATCATAGGGATTATCGGCTGTAGTTGGATTTGTAAATGTCATACTAATATTTGTATCACTATTTCTAGTTGCAACTAAGTTTGACGGTGTTAACGGCGCACTAATTAAAAATACACCTACCAAAATACCTTCTCCGGTATCCATTGAATAACCAGCCATACCAACAAGATAAGGAAATCCACTTGTATTGGTTTTTATGTAACTGTCTATACTGGTATGAGTTCCTGAAATATGACCACCGCTAGGATTACGATAAACACCAACATAATAATTTGCCGCATTAACAACTACCGGCGCGGGTAAAGTAATTTCTTGCCAAGCTTGACCGCCAACCGATTCATAACCGGCCGTCATTGTAAATGTTGCAGTTTCCGCAACTACATAACCATTACTTTCTAACCACATAGCCAGTCTAGCATAACAACTAGATGTACGAGCATTAACTAATACACTAATTTTAGTTACGGCATATGTTCCACCAATATATATTAAGGCCGCTTCCTGATTATATGTATTCAATCCATACCAATGATAATCATTGGGTGTCGGTGGCGTAGAATTATTTGTTACATTGTAATACCAAGCCATTAGAAATCACCTCCTCCCCTTGTTACGCTCTCAGTCTTAATCATTTCTAAAAATTGATTTAAATTTACAATATCTTGAAAATTTCTAGCTTCAACATTCAAAGTTATATTTGTAACATTGCTTGTGTTATAACTTCCTGTAGTTCTATTATTAAGAATCCTTCTGGTTTCACTAGCTGTATAAACTTTTTCACCACCCGCAAATTGGACTATTTCTGGCCCTTCCTCGCCAACTATAGCAAAACCACGGGAGGCATTATCGGTTCCACTGGCTAAACCTAATAAAGAATTTACACCCTTATTTATATTAGATATACCAGGTATTTTATTTAAAAATTTATCCATTGATTTATTAACATTTTTAAACCATGTATCAATACTTATAATTACGCTAACTACTTTATTACCCCATCCAATAATTGTGGAAAAGGCATCAACTAAATCTTTTACAGCTTTGGCCGTTCCTGATATTTGCGTTTTAGCATCACCGGAATCGTCCCTTATAACTTTAAGAACCTTAGAAACATTGTCGCCAGCCGTTTTTAATTCACCCCAAAGTTTTTTTAAAGATTCTATTACCGGCGGCAGTTCTTTTTCGCAAATATCTTTAACTTTTATTAGCCAGTCCCAAACATCCATTAATTTTTCCTTAAATTCGTGCATCTTGGTTCTTAATTCTTCTACTTTTGTCCTGGTTATTCCGGCCGCATTCTGGACCTTTTCTAAACCTTCGCCAGTAGCTAAATATTTAAGTGCTGGAACTAAAGTGTCCATAATAAAATTCTTTATTTCACCCATATAAAAAACTAACATAGTAAAAGCCCCTTGTAAGCTTTCTGTATGAATGTAATTTAATATAAAACCTCCAGTTAATAAACCGACAGCGCCAATTACTAAACCTAAAGGACTTAATAATGATCCTAGCGCAGTTACCATTAAACCAAGAATTAGCACTACAGGGCCAGCCCCAGCCAATAAACCAGCAAAAACTAAAATAGCGGTTTTGGTTTCTTGAGACAAATTAGCAAACCAGGCCGTTAATTCGGTTAATTTCGGAATTAAGACATTACTTAACCAGTCACTTATTGGCTTTACGGCTTGACCTAAAAATTCATTAAAATTGTCTTTTAATGTTGATAACTTACCGCTTAAAGTTTCGGAGCCTTTTGCCATTCCTTGATAAAATTTTCCGCCCGCATTCGTTGCATCTTCTAAGGCTTGTTGAACCTCTGCATAAGTTAATTTACCTTCTTTCATTCTTTCCCTTAATTGATTCATGGTTTCGCCAGTTCTCTTACTAATTTCATTTAATGGGTTCCAACCACGATTAATTAATTGATTAAGGTCGCCAGCTTGTAATCTTCCTAAACTATTAATTTGGCCCATAACCACGGATAAGCCTTGAAAACGTTCATTATTTCCTAAAGCTACATCCCCAAGTCTACTCATAATGGGTAATACATTTTCATTTGTATAGCCATAATTTAATAACGTCTTCGTAGCCTGGGCTAGTCCCACAACTTCAAACGGCGTTTTGGCTCCCATCTCTTTTAAATTTTCGGTCATTTTAATAGCTTTTTCCTCACTACCTAACATTACCTCAAAAGATGTTTGGAGGTCTTCAATTGTTGAATTATAGGTTACGCCTTGTTCAATAAGTCCCATAATTGGTTTTGTCATACCATTAATTAATCTTTGGCCAAAACCAGTTATTTGACTTCCTAAACTTGTTAATCCATTACCTAGATTTGATATTTGACTCATGACTTGGTCTATTCCTTCGAATCTTATATCACCAAATACATCAAAAATCTGAAAAGACATTTATCTATTCACCTCCTTTAGTTTACATTTGAAATATATTCAACAATGGCCTTTATATGATGATTTGCATTAACCGTATTTTGGGGCTCTGATATAACTCGATAATTTTTCAAATTATAAACAATTAAATCTCCATAAGTCAAAGCAAGATCATCACAATAAAAATTATATTGTGATTTAACTGTATTTTTTTCAGCTGTATTTTGTTCCATATTTGTACGACGACCAACATAACCATTTATATTTGTATTGGTATAAGTTGTTTGATATTCATATTTAGTATTTTGTGTTGACGCCGCGGCCCTTTTTCTTACACAAGGTATATAATAATCTTCAATCATAATTAACCCCCTTGCTTGTTATATAGTTCAATCAAAGGGTATTGTTTTTTAATTAAACATTTATAATCTTTTAAATTAGACATAATGCTTTTTGGATAACCATTAATATATTCTTTTTGGTCGGTTGTTGAATAACTATAATCGTCAAAACTTTCTGCTTTAACGGCCATATTTATCTTTTTATCAAGTTTAAATTTAATCATATTTGCAACCGTATCTTTTAAAGCCCTTGGCCAATTTAATCTAACCATTAAGACCATAAATCCTGCCGCTTCATCTTTTACGGTATCAATATCTTCAAAAACAATAGATCCTGCGGCCACGGTTTTAATAGTAAATATTTGATTATTGTGGAGGCTATTATAAACCCTTACAGAATCGCCAACCTTAAAGTTTAATCCAGCCAAACCACTAGCAGAATCGTTTACAGAATTTGTCGAGGCCACAAATGAAAGCGTGGCCCTATTTGCGTAAACTGTTACCTCATTAATACCAGTATAACCATTTGGTCGATAATCAATAAAGTCATTTCTACAATGGCCACAAATAACCTCCTCCACTACTGGAATATAAGATTTTATTTGAGTATCATAAGTAGATACCGATATACCTAAAAGGGCCTTGATTTCTGTTAATGTTGCAATCAAGTTTATCCCTCCTCTACATTTAATTTAGCTATTTTTTTTAAACTCATTTCCTTGTCTTTAGCTTCAATAATTTTTCTTAAGTCTTCACTATTTTTAATAATTCTTGTTTCTTCATTAACTTTTTCAGAATGAGATAAATTCATTTTATTACTTCTATATTTCATAGAGGCCTTAAATTCATCGAATGTCTGCCCCTCAATTCCTGAATTAATAAAGGCTTGCCATAATCTATCATCATGATGCTTGCTGATTTCATCATTTATTCTATCAAGACATTTAGAATATAATAACAAACCTTTATTTGCTTCAGAATTTAATATATATTCAACATAACTATAGTCATGATAAATATACATTAAATTTTCTATACATTCGCCTTTGCTAAAAAATTTATACCAGTTTTCTTTAATATTTTCATAAGGGCATCAGGTAAACCAGCTTTAATTATATTTTGAACAGTTTCCACTATTTTATCAAAATCAAGTTTCTTAGCTTCCTCAGCTGAAATCTCATTATAAGATGCAAATAATTCAAATAATGAATCTCTGGCTAAATCCATGTTTTCTAATACAAAAATAGCCACGTCAATTCCTATTGCGTCATCTTTAGCCTTCTTTTTTTCTTCATCAGATTTTGAAACATCTTTTTTCATTTTTTCTGTTAATCTTTCATTCATTCTAATAGCATATTCAACATATGCTTTTGTCCCCATTTCCCTTAAAATCTTACTAACTAGTAAGATTTCATTAAAATTTAATTTCCTCATATTTACTAAATCCTTTCTATTGCTCGCCTGAGCCATTTTTAAACATCGTATTCTTTTATTTTAAATGGTGGTACGGTTGGAGTCGCTTGTGGATAAAGACCTTCATAGTCCATTTCGCCCACTACTTCGGTTTTTTCTTTAAAATTAAGATCAATATTTCCAACATTTAAGGCATTTTCTACTATAACTATACACGCCTTTCCATCATGTTTATAACCAACAAAAGCAACATTCTTTAAGACATCGGCCGCCTCAATGTTTAAGTTAAAATCTATTTGGTGATAATCTCCCATGTCCGTAACTGTACAAGGTACGCCATAAGCTAAAGATACATATGTTAATTTTAAAAAATTAACTATTAAATGAGGTATAAATTGATTAATTCTTTTTAAGCCTTTAATTGGTCCATAAGTTCCATCAACTTTGGGATCAATAGTTTTTATATCAAAAACAACTTTGCTTCCTCCTTGTGTAGCGCCAATAATTGCCTCGCCAGATTCGCCATAATTAGCGTAAACAGTACCCTCACCCAATAAAATATCATTAGCTACTGGGATAATTGGTGTTACAATACCACTTGACATTTAAATCACTTCCTTTCCATTAGACATCATAATCTCTGATAGTAACCGGGACCGTCAAAGGTGAATATGATGTATAATGGCCTAAAAATTCCGTACCGGCTACAACTTCGGACTTTTCTTTTAAAGCTCTTTCTATTTTTCCATCGTTAGCGACATGGCGAATAATTACTATAAAATTTTTCCCACTATGCTTTTTACCTACCACGGCAATATTTTCATAATAGTTATTATCGTTAACCTCAAAATTACCAATTATTTGTCTATAGTCTCCTTCATCAGTCATAGAGAAAAAAGCGCCATTTAATGGAACCATTGTAGACTTACTTTGATTTTGTAATAATGATATACAATCTACATAAAAAGTTGTAGAACTGCTTGGACTTCCAGACAATTCAAAGCTTACACCAGTTACACTAGTCCACGCGCCAGAGGCTACAGTTGTAAATGATGATTTTGCAATTTTAAAGGCATTCCATCCATTAACTAAAGTTGCTTTTGCAACTGTATAATGTAGATAATTTGTTTTAGTTCCCTCAATATCGTTATGAAATAATATCTTGATTCCTGTTCCTAATTTTGCAATTTCAGCCGTTGTTATATAAATCGCAAAAGCTATATAATCGGCAGTTGTGCTTACTTCTGAATTATCAAAAACCGTCAAATTTTTTGAAGTGGCAAAAACTTCATGTATTCCATATCCATCCGTATTTCCGACACACTTAGCGGCTTGATCTCCAGCCAGAACAATACTAGTTTCGGCTGTAAAAGTCCCTCCAGTTGCCGCCCAGTCTTGAGATTCCCAAAGGTCGGTCGAATCACATTTTGAAATATTTTTATTATTCATATATTTAAGACATAGAGCCTCAATACTTAATTTAACAAGAAATTCTCGATATCTTTTTAATGGTACGCCATTGGCATCTAATTGACCGCCATAAGTCCCATCAATTTTAATATCTTCAATTTTTCTTGCTAGTTGGACCTTAACCCCACCTTGTAATCCGCCTAAAGATAATTGATTCGGCAATTCATAATTTGCATACAAAGCACATTCACCTAATATAATATCATCGGCCGCTGGTATAACCGGGGTTACTACACCACTTGACATATAAACAACTCCTTTCTATCTTAATTCAATAATATATCTTTGTTGAAATCTATAAACGCCAGGCAATGGATCAGGTATTTCACTAGCAAAATCTAAATAACTTCTAAAAAATCCTTCTGATTCTACCTGATAACCACCATTCATAACAGCTTTCACAGCTTCAACCGCGGTCAATACCGCCGTGCTATCAATTTCATCCTCATTATTTGCGGCTTTATTCCAGTAATCTATTTCACATGTCCAAACTTGTTTAATTAAACTTGGATTATCAATATTAGTTAATTTAAATACACAATAAATGGAACCGGCATCATTTGCTGGTTTAGTTCCATAAACACCCATTGATACAGCCGCATCAATTTTTGCCCCTATGTAACCTTTAAATTTTTCAAAAGACATCATAATAAATCACCTCACATCCGCAAAGTTTGAAATACAATTAATTCAATCTCTGATTTATGATTATAAACAGCCGGATACATAAAGGGGTGAGCGTTCATCTTTGATGTTCCTTTTTCTTGAAATAACGCATATGGAGCGTCATTTTGCAGAAATAATTCATTTCTGACAACTACATATTCGCATCTACTTTGCAAATAACCAGTATCAACCGCTACATAATAACGCATTTTCTCAACACAAAACCGCCCAACATTATGTTTAGCCGCTTCCATCTTTTGACTTAATTCCCTCATAAATTTTCCAGTCATATTAACTATTTGAATCATAAAATCAACCCCTTAAGCCTTGGAAAATCCTCTTACTTGTGCGGTTCCGTGGTCGGTCCCGGAGGTTGTTAATACTTGGACCTTATAATATCTATAAGTCGCCAAGGTATTAGTATAATTTCCAATTGAGCCAGCCGTTAAAGTTGCCTCTGCTTGTGCTTCAACATAACTTGAATCATCATTAGAGCATAGGACCTTCCAATTAATACTATTTGCAACATGAACATTTTTACAAGTATAACAAACTTTTGTTTTACTATAAGTATCAATCTTGCTATCAGCTACATCAACATAAGAGCCGGTCGTTGTTTGGTTGGCTGGGCTTGCATATAATGGTTCAAATGTTTCATTTACTATATTTGACATTTAAATACCCCCTTAAGCATCGGCCGTTACCCTTACATAATTTGTTCCATCACATCTTACTATCGCGGTTTTAGTTGTTGCTACAGCTATACCAGTGCCGGCCGCTGTTTTTATTGTACAATTGGAAGCACTAGCATTATATAAGACATATACTTTTCCATTAGTTGTAGGCGCTATAATATTTGTAGCCCCTGAACTATTAGAGACACTTAATATTAAACTTTTTAATTCGCTTGCTGATAAGGTCCAATCATCGGCTCCGGCTCCATAATCATGAGTCGATACACCCATTGTTAAATCTGGACTGGTTATTGATGGAGCCGTCAATGTTTTATTTGTTAATGTTTGAGTTGCGGCTAAACTAACTAAAGTATCACTCGCAGTGTCAGGCAAAGACATAAGTTTAGTCTTTCCAGCATCTTGATACATTGAGGCAATTATTGGAGTAGTTAATGTTTTATTAGTAAATGTTTGTTCACCGGCTAAAACTGCTAATGTATCACTAGCTACATTAGGAATAGTCATTAACTTAGTTTTACCAGCATCTTGATAGAGGCTTGCAATTATTGGCGTAGTAAGCGTTTTGTTAGTCAAAGTTTGCTCTGCGGCAATTGCGGCCAGCGTATCACTTGCAGTATTTGGAACAGTCATTAATTGAGTTTTACCAGCATCTTGATAAAAACTTGCTATTATTGGGGTTGTAAGAGTTTTATTAGTTAATGTTTGAGTTGCGGCAATAGCGCATAACGTGTCGCTTGCTGTATCAGGAATAGTCATTAACTTAGTTTTGCCGGCATCTTGATAGATTGAGGCTATTATTGGAGTTGTCAATGTTTTCAAAGTAAGAGTTTGTTCAGTATCTATCATACAAAAAGTATCGGCCGCATCAGCAATATTAGGAATAGTTATAACCGGTGATGCATGAGTCTGATTATCACTAGTAAGAGTAACACCGGTGTCACCATCTTCAATCAATGGCGTTGTTAGATGAGGGCTTGTTAAATGTTTATTAGTTAATGTTTGAGTTCCAGTCAAAGTGACCATTACAGCATTAGCAGCATCAATTTCATTTATAGCATTAACTAAACTATCTTTGGCCGTGGTGGTAAGTGTAGATAAATCACCTCTATTAGTAACCAAACTATTTATAGCATTAACTATACTTGTCTTTACGGATGACGTTAACGACGCTAAATTACCTATATCAGCATCTAACTCATTAATAGCCGCAACAACACTAGTATTTGCAGTAGTTGTCAAAGTTGCTAAACTACCGACTTTGACGTCAGTTGCCAATTTGGCATTGGTTACAGTACCATCACTAACAGTCCCAACACTAACAGCCTTTGAATTTGTTCCGTCATGATCGTGGCCAGTTGAAGTTTCATATAAAAGTAAGAATAAATTTCTAAGATGAGGATTTTTACAATATAATTCTATACTGGATTTTAAACTAGTTTCAGCCATATAAAAAAGCTCCCTTCAATTTTATTAATTTCATTAAAAAATCGTTGGAACTATTTACACCTAGATTCAAGAATCTTTCACTATATTACATTCTAATCTACAAAGTAGCAATAAATTGCATTCGTTCCTTTGTTCTTTTATTTTATAATAATTTTGCTAAACCCACAATACCGGAAAAAAACGCGGCTATCAATCCGGCCAGAGCCATAATCTTTTTTACTGTCCACTCAAATTTTTTTGAATATATACAATTAGTTCTATGTTCATTACAAGATTCTTTTGTGACTATAATTTTAGACATTTCGTCTATTTTTCTTTCTGTATTTGTTACAATCTGTAAGATAATATCTATTTGGTTGGACATAATAATCACTCCTTTTAAAATAGGTCAGGGTATAAATTACCCTGACCATTTATATAAATCAGTTTAAACTGAGAATTTTAAGAATAAAGCAATCCGGTTATTTTACCGTGATATTCTTCCGGGCCGTAATCTAAACTGAATTGTCCATAAATTTGCTTAGCGAATGAAGCTCCGTCCGTTGCCTTGTCTTCTATAATTATGTATCTTCCTGTTACCGGGCAGGCAACAATTCTTAACATACTCATTTCTACAAAATAAACCTCACTAACTGAACAGTTAGGATCATATAATATACCAAATTCGCAAAAATCAGTATAAACCCTTTGAATTGAAGAACCACCCTCAGTCCTTGACATTGGAACATATTCATATAATGCGCCAACTTTTTGCCTTTGGAATGAGTTACACACCATAATAATATTATTTAATGGGGCTCCAGCATCAACCATTTTCTTAAGAGTAGCATTTATTAAAGAAGTAGATAAATAAGCAGATCCGGCCGCGGTTGCATTAGTTGTAATTGCTGATTTAATACCCCTCATTTTTGCCGCAGTTGCGACAGTTGCCGCTCCCTGATATACACCATTAAGAATGGTATAATCAAGATCAGTAGCCATTTTTCTTAATCTTCCCATCAATTGGAAATCTAATTCATTCATAACCGGATTACCGGCAACATTTGTTGATATACCCATTGCCACACCATCAACATTGTGTGCGCCTTCTGGAGGAGTTCCCATGTTGATAGTTCCAGTTGTAGATAATTTTTTATATGAAACTTCCGCTTTTTGCATAAATATTTGACATGTTTGAAGGTCCTGGCCTCTAGTAATTGTAACAGCCGCTACACCAGTTACAGATGATGTCTCATCTATATTCGGAATAGCTCCCGATCCGGTATCATAGGGCTGGGCAACTGGAAATTCAAAAGAATTAACAGTTTTCAAAACAGCACTATTGATATTACCTTGATCATCAATAGGCGCTCCAATGGCGTTTAAAAATGGGGTAATTCTATTACCCATTGCGAATAAGGTCCCTAAATAATTAAGGTCTTCACTATCTGTATATGCCATTAAAATTCACTCCTTTAAGTTTTATTTTCCTCAGCCTTTAAGGCTTGTAATTGTCTTTGTATTTGGAACATACGAGGATCAGCATTTTTCTGATATTCATTATATTGTTTTACTAATTCTTCTCTATTGCTGGCTGGAGGAGTAGTAGTTCCCTTTGGTGGTGTCTGGCCAGTAACCACAGCAGGGCCAAATAATACTTTGTAAGATTCTTTAACCGGCGCCATTATTTTTTCATGATTTACAATAGTATTATCAGCTACTATCACCGATTCCATGTCAATAGTTTTAATAACTAAATCAGGATGTTTACAACCTTCTTTTACCAATAAATTAGTCAACAAAAATTCTTTGTTTTTCTTATCTATTTGGCTATTAAATATTGTCTCCTGGTTTTTAAGTTCTAAACTAAATTTTGCCGCTTGTTTGGCAAGTTCTTCTTTCATAGTCTTATCAGTGACCATACCAGAGATGCCTTTAATTTGTTCCTCATAGCCTGTAATTTGTTCTTTAAGTAATTTCACTTCGTCATTTTTTTGATTAAAAACATGTTTGGGAATAATCTTAGTCGGGTCATTAGGAATGTATTCCACATCACCTAAACTATTTTTAAGAATTTCAATCATTCCTGCCTCTTCCAACTTCTTATAATTATCTTCGCCCAATAGTTTCTTTAACCAATCCATAATAATTCCTCCGTTTATAGTCCTTAGACTAAATTTTATAGTGTTTCCACTTAATTATTTTATAGTGTTTTATCACTAGAATATTTATGTTAATAAATTATTAAAGTTTTTTTGTTGTGGTGGCGGGTTATTTGGGTCAATTATCGGCTCCTCATTTTCAATTTTCTTCATTTCTTCCTCTGGATCATCAATCCAAGGGCAAAGTTTTATCAAAGTTTCTTTTGAAATCTGTAAACCTAATGAAATTAAAACGTCAATAATTTCAGTTTCATTTACTATCATAGACTTATTGAATTTAATATTTACCTTGGTCAAATTATCTGTAGGCAATTGATTAAATTCTTTATATTTATTAGAGAAATAAAGCATATCCATAATATACCTTTTACATTCTTTAATAAATTTATTACATTTTTTATCAAGATTATCAAAATAAGCTTTAATTGTAACATTAGTTAAGTCGCCACCTGATAACTTTTCAGTGTCAACCGAATGAGCCATCAAAAAAATATTTTTTCTTAGAATTTCAAGAAATTGGCTCCTGGCTTCATAAGGAACCTCATTAACAATAACTTCAAAATCACCATTTTCATCAACCGATATTATTTTATATTTTTTCAAAAAATCAATTAATTCACTTAATGATTGTTCATCTTTTAAAGACTCAGCATAATTCACTAATTTATAAATTACTTCTTGAAAATCTATAAAATTATTTGCAAAATCACTTATAGTAAAGTCATAAGCGTCAATTAAGCCTTTTATATTATCTAAATCAGTCATCCCATATTTATTATTGAGTAGTCTTATAAAGGGAATTCTACCCCAACCAATACCATTATTGAGATGGGTTGTCTGTGATATTTTAACATATTTAGAACCATCTTTCTTATATAAAGTCTTATAATTTTCGTCCCAATATTCTGCATAATCATCGTCATTCAAATGATAAGTTCTAATTAAACCAGTTAATTTTTCTTCAATACTTCCATCATACAGAGGTATAATTGTTTCTGAATCTACTTGTTTTTGCTTAAATAGACCTTCCTGATCAATCCAAACAAAACACCAACTTTGACTTTTTTGGCTGGCATCTTCTGCGACGTAATCAATTTCGTCATTTACATCAAATGGCAAATCGGTAACATTATCAATAATTACATCTTTAGCCAGGCAATAAGCAACCTTTTGATTAATTATAATTCCCAAAAAATCATTTGCAATTTTAATATTGGACCTAAAATCATCTTCAAGCTTTTGGCCCAAATTATAATAATAAAATTTTCTATTTAAAATATCATTTTGACATTTAAAATATCTTTGGCCACTAATCATTCTTTTATATAAATCCGATTCTAGCCAATTGTTTATTAATTTAAAAATTTCAGAACCGTCCAAAATTATCACCTCTTTAAAACATTATACTTTCTTTTTCGGAACTCGCCAACCTTTTGACATAATTATATCATCTAAACTATAACGAGTTGCGTCAATGGAATCATCTTCTATATCTGGATAGTCTTTTATCCAATCACCTTGTTTATTTTTCTTATGAGCATAAAACTTAAATTGCCGATAAACATCAGGGCATCTTTCTTTGTCAATATTAATTGCGCTTAAATCTTGTAAATATTTAATTCCCCAATGGACCGAATCTTTTCCTTTTACACATTTAATAAGATTACAACCATAAGTACTATTAAGGGCATGTATTGCCCTTGGTTCCTCACTATCAGCCTTAGTTGTAACAAAGAAGTTTGACCGGCTATTTATTTCTTCTGCTAACATTACATTAGAAATTCCAATACCAAAAACTTGATCAAATATGTCAATTGATTGTCTGGTAGTATTGAAATTAAGTTTAACCCAAGCGGCCGGATGAAGCGCAAAACCAAAATCAAGACCTTGGCGGACTTTTTCAAATTGCATACATTGTAAGTCTGTAAATGGCGTATTGTATACATTTTTAAAAATATTTCCACCAATACCGGTAACAATTCCTAAGTATTCATTTTGATAAGCTATAAAATTGGCTTTTTTCAAGTATTCAGCCTCTTTAAAAAACTTTGGTCCTAACCATTTTGGATTAACTTTAGTATAATCAGTATGTAAATGAATACGACCTTCTTTTTCAGTGTCGGCCTCTATATTTGCCCAATGGTCATTTTCAGGCGGTGGATTAAATATAAAAAATATTAAAGCACTATCTCCGCGGGCAAAAGATTGAATAACATTTCTTATCTCTTTCATTCCGTCAAACTGGTCAAATTCTTCAAAAATAATATATTTTATATAACCTTTTGGCAAAATAGTTGATTTCATTTTTAAAGGGTCATCACAACCAAAAAATAATATTTGTTGCCCGGACGGCTTAAATGTCATTTCCATAGGGCTTTTTGTATTATGGAAATCTTTATCTATTCCTAAAGTATATTGACCCCATTTAAATTGGTTATAAATCGACTTTGATAAAGTATTGGCAACTTTTCTAATACATACAGCATGTGTTATTTCGCCCCTAACTTTCCAATCTTCCAGCATTCCATATAAAACTATTTCACTATAGAAAGAACTTTTTGTTGAACCACGGCCACCGGTTAAAACTACTTCGTCAACTTCGCCGTCAAGAATCGGATTTAAAATAGGCACAAAAGAAGGGGAAATTATTTTCTCTAGACAAACATCCATTATTCAAATAACCTATTAAGCCACTTAATAGCCAATTCATTACATTTTCCCATACTCAAATCGGTATTATCTTTAAGTAAGCAAGCTAAGCCACTTTGCCAAACAAAAAAAATACTTCCTGGAGATTGATCTTCTAACATATACTTGGCTATAACGTTCATGGCCTCAGCAAATTCATTTTTACAATCTTCAACTGTTGGAGTCGGTTCCGGCGCCAATTCGCCAAGAATTGCCTTTCTGCCGTCTGGGAATTCAACTTCAACATAATTTTTAATTTTATCAGGTTTACACATTTTCACTTTTCCCCTTTTTAAAATATTTATCTACGATTCTTTTTCTTCTTAGCTTCCTTGCCGGAGTTTCGGTCCTAACCGGAGCAATAATTAATTTTTCTAATTCCTTTTCAGTTTTCATCATCTTTAACCTCAACTATAAAATGTTTACAATAAGGATGAAAAAGGCCATTTTCTTTGGCCCTTTCCAATTCTTCAAAGGTTAATATTTTCCCTTCATATTCTTTACAAATATCACAGATTGTATGATGTTCAGATATTTTCACTTTATTATTAGTGATACGACTTAACACGCCAAGTCTTACCATTTCATTATTTAAATAAGTAAAATACATATTAGTGTAAGTCTCGATATTATAAATTTTACCATCTTTAGTTTTATGACCGGCAAAACCTCTACCAGCCAAATCATATAATATTTTTTTCTTTTCTTCGTCGGTTTTGGCATTTTTTAGTTTTGCCAGAGTATCATTATATTTTTTGCTGGCTAATATATTCATTTTCTTAATTGACGTTTTATAGTCCTCAATGGCTTTTTTGGCGTCCTCAGTTAACATATTATTACCAGAGGCCTTTTTAAATTGCTTAATTAAATGGTCCTCAGATTGATTGATAATAATGTTATTATTCAATTTAGATTTAAATCTGAATTGTTTCTCCTGGGCCAAATTAATTAAAGCCAGATCAGTTATTTTACTATAATAATTGATTATATTAGCCTGCATTTTACACCTCTATAATTTCGTATTATCATTTATTATTTTGTCAATTCTTTTAATGTAAATATTTTGTTCATTTTCTGGCAACTTGTCAATTAATTCTTTAGTTAAGTCAGTCAACTTTTTAAATATTTCCATATCTTTTACAGTTATCTCAACATTAAGCAAAGTCATTTTACACCTCATAAGTTCCCTGGACACCTCTAATTTTGCGGTCGTTAGTCCTATCCCTTAAGGCGTTTATAGCCACTTCTATTCCTGAAATAGCCTCCGCATTCATATCACAGGCAAAAATAGTTTTTTGAAACTCTAAAAGCCTATGTCTAACAATATTTAAGAGGTCTTCCATGAATATCCCATTTAGGCCAACATCTTTAATCCCGCCATCTTGAAAATGAATATTACATAAAGTACATAAATTTTTTACATTTAATATTTGGTAATCAGTTGGCGCATATTTACAATTTTCCTCAAACTCTATAAAAGTATTTTCACAAGTGCTTAAAGTATCTTCCAGTTTTTTCATAAGTCCACTCCTATCTTTTTAAAATATACCTAATCATATTTAACTGTTCGTGTAAATCACTAATTCTTTGGCTTAACATTTTATTATTCATCTTTAATTCTTCATTCTGTTTTTGTGTATGATACAATTCATTTCTTACTTCCTCAATTTCTGGCATTACAATTTTACTTTCTTGAATACATTCTTTAATATCGTCTAACTCTAACATTTTAGCCTCCTATTTATGATCCCATAGCTTGTTAATTAAGCCATAGACATTTAAGTTATTCTTTTGTAAGCCATCAAAAGCGGCTACATATTTATCCCACCATTGACTTACTTGTTTCATTCTTTCAATTGCTTTCTCACGTTCACTGGTTGGCGTTGGTGTAGGAGTTGGCGGAGTTACCGGTATATAGGCTATACTATAATATTTTAATATAGACTTTGCCAAGGTTTCACCAATTAAAGTAATATTATTCATAATCCAACTGGCATCATTAGCGTTATCATGAAAAGCAATTTCAATTAAGACCGCCGGCGCATTAGTATAAGCTACTTCATACATATGAACGCCTGTTCCATAATAATTAAAAGCTTGTTTTAAACCTCTGTCACTTCCTGGCGTAATTGCCGCCATATCATCATAAATAATCTGCCCTATTTTATGGCTGGCCGTTCCGTCCTTTTTCCAACAAAAAACCTCGCAACCATGGCCACCGCCAGCATTGGAATGAATTGCCAAATGCAAGTCAACCGGCTTACTATTACTATCATTGACAATCTGGCTTAAATTCATTTTAGGATCATTTCTGTAAGTTGCTATTCCATGGCGAGCTAAAGTGTTAATTACAATATCTGCAATTCTATTCATTTGATACTCTTCTGTTCCATACCCATTAACACCCTGGTTATTTTCTTGGGTCGATGGGCTTACATATACATGTAACATATTTAAGCCTCCTTATTCTTTACTAAAGCGAGAAAAGTTATATTTCTCAGCTTCGTTATTACCTTTACTACCAAATTCGGGATATCTTTTTAATAGCATTTCTATTGCCTTTATTGCGCTATTTGCTAAAGGTACATTTCTTATATTTTCTTTACTCTCTCTTACGACCATTGTCAAATATTGCAATAATTCATCAAGTCCGCATATACTGTAAGCCTTGGCCGCCGATTCTGCCATTTGTGAAATACGCTTTCTAATAGCTGGCTTTTTAAGGGCCTTGTTTCCCATGGTGGATAAATCTTTTTGTTGCCTTAAAGTTAGATCATCATAACTTTTTATATTTTCTTTGACATTGTTACACATACAGGAAAAAAAAGCGCTGCGCCCAGCTGAGCCAGTTTGTAAATAGTACTGGCAAAAAATTTCTTCTTGTGGATGAAGTTCATATAAAGTTATAATGTTATTATCTTCCATTAATTAGTCGCCCCTTCTGGATTAGTTAAAATTCCTATTTGGACCAAAGACAAAACAACAAGGCCGGCAACCTTTGTTATAGTGTCGGCCTTTACTGCATCAATGACGCCTAATAGGGTTAATATTGTAATGATATTTCCTATAGTAGATAATAAAATGATCTTATTACTTAATCTTTTTAAATACTTCACGAAATCACCTTCTTACAATTTTACATTTACATTATTGATTTGAAGTCCGACCAAAGAACAAATGGACTTAATTATTGCCTTGTAAGCTACTATTCTTTGATTGAAGAATGATAAACTAGTTCTTTTACCTTCATGAGTAAATGATGCTAAAAAAGAGTCGCGGCCCTCATCATATTGAATTTCTGTCCCAAAAATAGTATTATTAATAGAAATTTCACTTTTTCTAAATTCTCTTTCATCTTCAATAATTGTTTCTTCTAAGTTAATAAATCCCAAATTAATAGTTCTTTTTTTAAGAGGAGATTCAACTTGTTTTTTTTCACCTAATTCATTTAAACTATCTTGTATTATACTTTCCTGAATATTTTTAGCCATAATAATTAATCCTCCTTCATTTTAAATTCATTATCTTTTAAAATCATTAATATTCCTCGTGCTAAACAATCAATTATTTTTTCTTCATTATCATTTTTAAAATCAATATCAAAATAACTTATTAATACATGTAATAATTCATGCCATAATATTTGGTATTTATAACTATTTGCCAACTTAGACATTATTTTTATTTTTATATCGTGATAATCAACACAACCAGAATAATTACTATTATTTTCAATTATAATAGGATCTTCGGTTTCAATAACTTCAAATTCATAACAACCTACTTTAACATTTTTAATCATATTATCACCTTTATTTTAATATCTTTGGCCTTATAATTTGATTATTACTGCCATCATATATTAGACCAATTGATTCTAAATATCCGATTTCATTAGCTGACAAATTAAATTTAAGGGCCTCATCTATAGATAATTTAAATACATTTTCTGGTTGGTATTCATTAGCCATAAATTCAAGGGCTTCTTTATGTGCAATTATATAATCATTATAAAACATTTCAATAGCATATTGCTCTTTATCATTGGTTATTGGAATTAATATAATTGTTTTTTCCTCATCTTTAAAAGTTTTATTCATAGCATATTCCATTTTGAAATCATGAATAACATTGTTTCCATTATTATCTTTTATCGCATCAACAAGATAAATATTATTAACTATAATTGCCAAGTCTTGCATTTGCTTTACTAATTCACGCATAAATTTGATTAAACTTAATTTGATTAAAGGTCCCAACCTTCGATCATTATAAAGTCCGTCTAAAGATTTTATAACTTTGTTAATATCATCATATTTCATTAAATATTCCTCCTAAAATTATTTTATTAAAAAATCCAAAGCTATATTTAATAAATACAAAATAGCATCAGACCTATGTTTAAATCCTTTTTCTTTTTTGATTTTTTCCAATTTTTCAATCATTTCTTTAGTTAAAATCATACTATATCTTGATGTATTGTTTTTCATAAGTTTACCTCAATAACATATATTAATTTGATTATATGTCATTGAGGCACATTTGTAAAATATATAATTTCAAATATTATAGTTTAAACTATATATCTACTGAATTTATTCGACCTTTGGCCAATTTTATATATTCGGGATTTTTATCTATCAATATAGCACTTCTATTTAATTCTTTACAAGCTACGCCAGTTGTCCCAGAACCGGCAAAACAATCAAGTATTAAATCTCCTGCAGTTGAACCCGACTGAATAATTCTCCTATAAAGTTCCAAAGGCTTTTGACATGGATGAAATTTTCCTTCATCGAAGTTACTTTGTGGCACAGCTATATCCCACACACCAAATGGCAATACTTTAGGATTATCATCAAAATTCATTTCAGCCGCTTCTGGCCCATATAAATAAAATATTGGTTCATAACTTATTCTATATCTTTTTTTATCAAATGGTTTAACGTTATTCTTCATGTTCCAAATTAAAACATTACCAAATGTAAAACCATAGAAATCATTTTCTTTAAAAATTTGATAGATATCAAACATATAATCATGAGCAAAAGAAATATACATGCGGCCAGTCCTTTTCATTTTCTTGGCGACCTTTTCCAGCCAGATAGAAATAAAACTAAAATACGATTGTCTATCAATGAATTGGTCCCATTCCTGATCTCCCAAAATATAATATGGAGGATCAGTACATAATAAATCAATTGTTTCATCTTTGATCTTGTCTAATTGTTCCAAAGTTTCACCCTCCCATAATAAAATATCAGTTGGTAATTCCATTTTTTGGCCTTCCTCAATTTTTGCAGTTTGTTTTTGAGTTCTAATCTCATTTTTTGCCTGCAGTTTTGATATTTCACCATTTTGAATTTTTTGTAATATTTCCGGTGGGGTTTCTCTAACAAAACGCGCATCTCTTTCAATAGTGGGCTTACTAACACCGAACTCCTGGCCTATCTTTGCCGCCGTTTCTTGCTTTTCTTTCCTTGTCTCTTTCTTTTCCTCTGACTTTCCATCAGTTTGATTGGAAGATTGATCCTCTAAGTCAGTCCTCCGGCCTTGTCGCTTATATAATAAATATAATTTTCCCCTGATAATCGACATTTGATCATTATTTAAATTGCGGCGGCCCATTTGATTTTTTAAAATCCATTCAACCACGGACTCCCGGTCTTTTAAAATGTTTTCCATATCAAAAACATTTTTATTAGTTATTTCAATATCGTTTTTCATCATGATATTATAACGATTGTGACCATCAATTATAATCCCATTCCAGGTAATAAGTGGGCTTAATATTCCTACTTCTAAAATATTATTTTCCAATAAGGTTAACTCCTCAGCCGTTAAAGGTGGTATAAGTTTTTTAAATTCTTCATCAACTTTCAAAAGATTTTTACATTCCATCATTTATATTTTCTCCTCTCATTCTTTTTAAAGGACCAATTGGCCCTTTAATTAATTAGCTTTTTTAATATTTTCATTAATACAACAAACTAAAAAGTCATTTCCTTTATATTCTAATCTTTTTTTACTAGCATAATAATATCCATAGAATAATCTGGCTATTATAAAAGCTGTATATTTTCCGCTTACAAAATGGACCTTAATATTATATCTATATTCAAAGCTTAACAATGAAGCAATAAAAGAATTGCGGCTTATACTACTGGAATAATTTCCCTTAATTAAATCATCGAGGGTATTATTTTCAATAACTAAATGAATACAATTATCCTCTGACAATTTATCAAATTCTCTTTTAAACCGTGCGCGGTTCTTAGTGAAATTTTGCGATAGTTCATCTAATGAATTTTTACGCTCAATAATACATTTAGAAATTTCATTTGAATCATAATAATTATATTTAAAAGAATAATCACCAATATCAAGTTTACGACTAATATATTTAATGCCCATTTTATTAAATACACTTACAATATGATCATTTTTCTTTTCTCTAGTATCTATAATTATCTCTATTTTTTTTAACCATTCGTCAAAAGTTAATATTTTAGCCATTTCCTAACCTCCTCAAAAAATAATTGCCAACCAATCAATAGTCGTGATAAAAATTAGAATGCATAATAATGTAAAATATAATTTCCAAGACCTTGAAGAAAATTTTATTTTAATGTCTATAATTAAGCCAACTAAGAGGTAAATAATTAACACGACTGTTAACATCATGACTTAATTTCCTCCTCCTTTTCTCCTGGTATTTTTGCACACTCCCTCAATTCATTTCTTAATTTCATTGTATAATCTATTAATTCGACTTTGGCCGTGGCTGAAAATAATAAAAACTCTGACTTTGCATCACCACTATCCATAACAACTGCACTTACATGAATATCATTATTTGTTTTAACCATTTTAGCAATTAGAACATTTTCCTGATCTTGAAGAAGGTCCATAATTGTTAGAACTTCCTTAGTCTTTAAAAACTTGCAAACTTCATCTTTCGTTAAATCAATCGTTACCATAATATTTCCTCCAATATATAGTATTATCTTTAGTTTTAATTGTTCTAATATAAACTATCAAAATCTTTGAGGCCCGCAGGCCCCTATCTTTGAATTTTTTCCTCCGGTTTCTTAGCTTCCTTTGTTTTATCTGGCAAACCTCTAAAGTAAGCCATTATACTATCATATTGTCTGACATTAAGTTGTTTACTAGATGTAATATTATATTGCTTTTCAATTGATTTCTTCATTGTTTCCTTAGACACACCTTTTTGATTCATCAATGCAAACATGGCCTTTAATAAGTTATCATTTACTAATTTTGGCGGCTTTTCGGTTTGTTCTGTTTTATTCTGGCCGGTTTGTCCACTTTTTTGATTTTGGTTCTTATTTTGGTTACTGGGTGAATTTTCGATTAAGTCAGTTGAATTTAAATTCAAAACAGTTGTTAATAAATATCTTTTATAATAAGACAAAACCGCTCCCGCCGATTGGACAATATTTTGCATACTTGCCAATCTTTCAATACTTGACATCGGCCTTAATTCAAGTGTAATAGTCCTGGTTTTATCTGAGTTGCAATCAAGCCAAATGAAAGTCGCTAAATTATCAGTCATGACTATATCACAATCTAAATCATACTTATCCATTGCTGGATTCAAATGTGTTACTATGGTTTTTATACTGTAATAACCCGATTTATTATTCCCGGCCTTGTCTAGGTCCTCAGATTGAACACCCTCGAAAACTTCTTTTTTAGCTAAAGCAATTCTTTTAAAAAATGATAATTCCTTATTTTCCATTGATATGACCTCCTAATAAATTATATAATAATTATATCACTTTTTTAATGAGTTGTCAACGCTTTTTAAGCTTTGCGAAAAAATTTTTAACAGTTTCAATAATTGACGCTTCCTCGATTTCGCCCTGTGATAATAGTTCATTTGATGACTTTTTTAATTTATCAAAATCAAAAGGAGTTATGATATTTTCTTCAATTAAGATTACATTTTTATAAAATGAATGTATTTTAAAAGTACAATTTTTCAGGTCATCAAATAAATAATCGGTTTCTTTGGCTGATACATAGCCAATTTTTAAGTTATCAAAAGGGAAATAAACTACAGTCGCATTTTTATCAAATTTGTTTTCCGGTTCCGGTTCTAAATAAACTATATCTCCCTCTTGAATCATATCTTTATGACTTTCATAATCATAATATTTTATTCCCACTACTGTAAATAAACGCCCCATTTCATACCTCCATCCGGCCAGAAAAACGACTATTATTTGGCCTATCTTTTGGAATTGCTAAACTTTCATAATTAGCATAAATTGGTTTTTCAATTACAAACATTTGATCTAAACTTACATCAAATAAATTAAGTATTCTTCTAACAATATCAGCCCTTGGATATCTTTTATTAACCTCAATTTGTCGATATTTATTGACTGATAATCTTAATTTTGCGGCGACTTCTTCTTGTGTCCAATTCTTCCATATACGATATTTTAAAAGATTATTATCTACTATCTTTTTAGTCAACTTCACAACTATTCCCCCTTAAATTTAAATATTTCATCAAATGAACTGCCGAAAAGGTCCATTAAGACTTTTGCTTCGTCAATATCAAAAATACCTCTTTTAATTTTTTTGTCCATATGATTGCGGCTTACATCTAAAAGGTTGGCTAAATATTGTGTATCTACATTGTTACTAGCCATTACATACCTAAAATAAGCACTATCAAAGATTCTTGATTTAGTCTTTTTTATTTTCATTTTGTCCACTCTCCTTTTTATAACATAGGCTTTTAACCTCATTTAATATTCGGCCACCAAACATTAAACAATATCCGCGTTCATTTGATATACAGTGATGACATGTTTTTTGTTCTTCAATCTCTGGATTTAAAAGACTTTCAAAGTCAATGTCAATATTATAATTTTTTGAAGTTTCTAAAATTTTCTTTTTATATTCCATAAAATTTCCTCCTAATAAATTAAATCTTAAAATAATTATATCACTCATTAAAAACGGTGTCAACACTTTTTACATGTTAACACCTTGCTTTTAAAATTTTAATCTTACTTCAATTGTTTCATATTCATTTTCATAGACATATTTTATATTATCATATGGTATTCTATACATTCTTTCTTTTTTGAAATCATTGTATATAGTAACAAACACATGAGAATAATCAATATGACCCTCGCTTATTTCTTCAATTATCATATCTTTTGAATCCATTAATCTAATCATATTTTTTTTACCTCTTCATTCATAGACATTATTTCTGCGGCTTTTCTAGTTTCTATCATCTTTCTAACAACTGCGGCCACTTGGACCAACTCCATGATATAATCAAATGTATCATCATAAATTCTTGATATATCCTCATCCTTGATAAAATCATGAGTTCTGATCTTATTCCAAAGAATATCTATATCATTACGCACATTTATTAATTCGTCTTTACTTTCCTGGTATTCAGCGAATAAAACGCCAATAAATTCAAATAATGTATGATATTTTGGCCGGTTTTTTGAATCATTTATAAATTCAAATTCCCTATGAATAGCCATTTTGATATCATCTTCTTTACTTAATGCCATTTGTTACCTCCTAGAATTTAAAAAGATTGCGGCCGATTAAGGCCGGCCGCGGGCCTAGTAGATGTATTTTAGAGGTAGTTTATTTTAATAAACTTGTTCTTCTCCGTCTTCCGGTTCAGTTTCCATGTTGCCGATTATGTCGTTATCGTTAGTGTTCTTTGTTCCGTCGCTCCCAGTTGGTATTGATGGTTTATCCCATGGCCAACCCATTCAAAAACCCCCTCTCCTAATGAAATATTTATGTCAAGCGGTCTAAACCGCTAATTGTTTTTTTGAGTATTCATCAATCCATTTTTGCGCTTGATTGTAAGTAATCATATGTCTTTCTAATTTTGGTTGTCTTCCAGCTAAAACCCAAAGTTTTTTATATTGTCTAAATGTACATTGCCCCTCACTTGTAATTAAATAATAAATGTCTTGGTTTAAACTGATTAATTGGCTTGCTTCCCAATTTGTATATTGTTTCTTTTTGCCGATCTTTCCAAAGTCCATCCCAAAATCCATAACCTCATACATTTCCTTTAATAACTTCGCTTGTTTAACTGTCATACTAACGGCCTCCCCGTAAAAAATTTAATAATTAACTCTAAAATAATTATATAACTTTTTTAATGATTTGTCAACGCTTTTTATGATTATTTTTTATTTTTTTTTTGAGAGGCCCGCAGTCCGCCTCTAAAATTTATATATGATTTGTTTACTTAATTGATATTTGCCGGTTTCGGCCATTCTTTCCCACTTGATAATTAAGTCGGAATAGTCCCATTGATCTTTTTGATGGACATTATATTCAACCCAAATCGGCGCTAATTGGTCAATATGAGCCAAAAATAAAACGTCGTGCATTTCTGAAATCATTAAATTATATTTCTTTGATACTGCTAAAATTTCCCTTTGGTATTCATCATTTCTACAAATCAACTTATCAAATTCTAGTCTTAATTCCCTTTTGGCCTCCTCATATTCGGCATGGTTACTGGGTCTAATTACTGGAGTAACCTTTATTTCATCATCGTCAAACATTTCATCATCGCAACTCATTTCATCAAATTCGAGTTCTTTATTCTCTTTGATATGTCTTTCGGTAATTGTTTTATAATTTTTTTTGTAATCTTCATAAACTTCAAAGAAAACATCTAAATGTTGATCATTTACAACAAATGTAATTTCGGCCTTGTTGTCCCAACTGCTTAAACTTGCGTCGTATTGTGTAAAGTCTATTAAATCATATTCGTTTAAATATCTTTCTAAACTTAACAAAATTCCTTCGCCATCTTCGTGATTTTTAACAGTTATAACAATACCTCTATAACCCAAAGGATAATTTAATTCTCTTTCATTTGTTAAGCAATCTCTTATGTATAACTTTTCGATCTTTTTACTAAATGTTACTTTTTTATTCATATTATTGGCCTCCCCAAAAATTGATTTAATTAACTATCTATATATTATCACTCTTTTTAAGATTTGTCAACGCCTTTTAAGATTATTTTTATAAAGTTTTTGAACTCTAAAAAATTTATACCTATTTTCAAAATGATTTTTAATTAAATCTGAAAGCCGCGCCAATACTGGGCTACAAGGAAGCTAAGAAATCCAGGTTTTAAGCGGGTTACAGGCCTATTTTTTGACTACGATGTTTTAGAGCAATTTTATTTTAGTTTGACAACCAATTAATCACTAAATAAATTTCTATTGTCTACAAATGAGCGTAAAAAAATAAAGGCCCTGTTTATGCAGGTTTCAAGGCCCTTATTTTTGATCAAAATTTAATCCCACTTACCATATAATAATTCAATCTCAGATTGATCAATTTCCCTGTAAGCTTTTTCAAAAACTTTTTGAGGGCTCCATGATATATATGGTTCTTCCTCGTCACCAATTGGCGGGTATTTTATTATATAACCTAAAATATCTTTATCTCCTGACTTACATAAAGCGGCATCACCATATTTCATTCGCTTGAAAATTTCTAAATTAGACGATTCGGCTTTAATTATTTTTGATCCTATATAACTTTTCATTGATTTAATCTCCTTAGTTTATTTTTTAGTTAAAAAGTTTTTTCCTGAAAATAATAGATATACTCAATCCGGCCAGCAATAACACAATTCCGACATAAATTAAGACGCTGCTAGATTCACCAGTTTTTGGAAGTGTAGAACCTGTTTTTGTAGAGGTAGGATTAACACTGGTTTGCGCCGTTTCTTGCCCTGGCGTATTTTCTGGACTATTTGAAACTTCACTTGTGGCGCTAGTTTCTGGCGTGGTTTCTTCCGATGGTGTAGCAGTTGTTTCTTCACTTGGTGTCGGTGTTGAACTATCTACTGACGGAGTGGGTATTTCAGTTGCATCAATAGATGGTGTGGGCGTCTCTTCTTCACAATCTCCACCGGCAAAAACAATACTTCCAACCATAAAAATTATACATAGAACTAAAATTATTACTAAAAATTTCTTTATCATATAGTTACTCCCCTTTTTAATTTTAGCCTAATTATATAACATGATATGCAAAAATGACATATAAAAATATTTCCCCAATAGATAACAATATTAGGGAAATATGTTACAAAATGTATTAGGAAAAAGGACATAAGCATTTTTCCGATTATAGGCACAAAATAAATAGAAATAAATCAATAATACTATAATAAATTGACAATTGGTTTCCACTAAACATATTATAACATAAAAAAGACCCTAACCAGATAAGGGCCTTTTTTACCTTAAATCAACCTTAATTCATTAGGAGAACTAAAAGTAAACAGAATTTCAAAAAATAAAAAAATACCTATATGCAATTATAACACCATAAAACAAAAAATAAAAGGTAAGTGGTCGAACGCCTTTTATTTTTTGCTACCAAAATACGTTAATCATTAAATTTAAAAGGATAATTTCTTAATAACAAATTTTCTGCTTTTACGCTTAACATCATCACGAATTAATTTTATAGTATGTTTTTAAATTTAGCAAGATATCCAACCAGAAAGAAAATATTAAATCTTCTCTTTTTAGGATCTAAATTTATATAATAAATAAAAGGGGTGATTTATATGCCATTAAAAAAAGGTAGTTCAAAAAAAACAATATCATCTAATATTAAAACAGAAATAAAACACGGAAAGTCTCGTAAACAGGCTATTGCAATCGCATTAAGTAAAGCCGGAAAGTCTAAAAAAAAGAAGAAAAAATAAAAATAATCTCTTTCTGGTCGGACCCAAAACCTATATATAAAAACTTCCAAAAAAATTGGAAGAAAAACATATACACATGTTAACTTATATTAAGAGAGTCCCATGATTAATGGGACTCTCTTAAATATTATTTACATTTTTATTTACATTTAATTGGTAATATTTGAGAGCAGTATTTATGAATCTCTATTTACTATATGGGACTCTCTTAAATACTGCTCTCTTTTTTTTCCAATTTAAATATTTTTGATATATTGATTTAATAAATTT